AGGAGCAATCACGTCTAGCCAGCTAGCCAATGCTTTGAGTACGACCATCACTGGTCACACAACTGATATAGCAAATCTTGTTACAACATTCGGCACAACAACGGCAGCGGCGACAAGCGCAGCAAACGCAGCCGCCAGTGAAACTGCTGCGATCGCCGCCCAGGCTGCAGCGCTTGGTGCGGAGACAGGAGCCATAGCTGCGAGAACAGCCGCTATAGGCGCGAAGAACGACGCGATCACTGCAAAAACTGCTGCGCTCCTGGCACAAACAAATGCGGAAACCGCCAGGGATGAAGCCGTTACGGCGAAAACTAGTGCCGAAACAGCTCAAGCTGGAGCCGAGACTGCGCAAACAGCGGCGTCAACTTCTGCTACCGGAGCTGCTGGATCCGCCTCTTCTGCAACATTGAGCGCAACCGCCGCGGCTAATAGCGCCACTGCAGCGGGAAATTCAGCCGCCGCGGCATCAACAAGCGAATCAAACGCGAGTACGTTTGCGACCAACGCACAAACATCTGCGACTGCCAGTGAAACGGCTAAAACGGCAGCGGAAACGGCGCAATCTGCCGCAGAGACTGCAGAAACAAACAGTGCTAGTAGTTCTACTTCAGCGGCTGGCTCCGCATCTAACGCTGCAACATCTGCCAGTAACGCAGCATCAAGCGAGAACGCTGCTGGTACTTCAGCTACGGCTGCAGCAAACAGCGCGAGCAGCGCAAGTACGTTCGCTACCGATGCACAGACCGCAGCTACAGCCAGTAACACCGCAAAACTTGCAGCAGAAACCGCTCAGTCAAACGCGGAAACTGCTGAAACCAACTCTGCATCAAGTAGCACCAGTGCGGCGGGACATGCCAGCAATGCAGCTACGTCCGCAACTAATGCGGCTAATAGCGCCACTGCTGCCGGCAACTCAGCTAGCGCTGCTTCAACAAGTGAGAGCAACGCTGCCACATCCGCCACTAATGCAGGAACCTCAGCAACTGCTAGCGAAACTTCTAGGGTTGCTGCTGAAACAGCCGAGACCAATGCAGCTAGTTCGGCAAGTGCAGCATCGACTAGTGCTAGCAATGCATCCGCCAGCGAGACCGCCGCCGGTGCTTCAGCCACTGCAGCCGACACTGCAAAAACCGCAGCTCAGACTGCTCAGTCTAACGCCGAGTCGGCGGAAACAAATGCTGCCACCAGCGAAACTAATGCGGCTGGATCAGCCTCATCAGCTTCGACTAGTGCAACCAACGCGGCGAATAGCGCAACGGCGGCTGGTAACTCTGCGACTGCTGCGAATACGAGTGCATCCAATGCTTCTACCTCAGCAACCAACGCCGGCACATCCGCAAGTGCTGCGTCTGCAAGTCAGACCGCAGCGAGTACATCAGAGACCAACGCTGCTAATTCAGCCAGTGCTGCATCTACATCAGCATCGAATGCTTCTGCATCTGAAACTGCAGCGGGTCAGTCAGCTTCAACTGCAAGCGGACACGCCAACACGGCTTCAACAAAAGCTGGAGAGGCGAGTACTTCCGCAAGCAATGCAGCGACATCAGCTACGGACGCAGCCGGTTCTGCAACCGCAGCGGCGAGCACAGTAAATGGCTTGGCTGCGCGTTTGAATGATGTGAACGATACGGGCAGTGGCGATGCTGTTACGGTAGAACAAGCTTATTCAGCTACGGCATCAAATGCCGGGAACATCACAAGCTTGCAGGGGCAGTACACCGTCAAGATTGACAACAACGGTGCGGTATCCGGGTTTGGTTTAGCAAGCACAAATGTAAACGGCACTATTGTCTCCGAGTTCATCGTGAACGCAGATCGATTCGCGATTATGGACCCCGGGACTACGCTGACCAACGGCGCCGGTAACCACAACGCTAACGTGCCCTTTATCGTCCAATCGAGTGCGACAACAATAAATGGCGTAAGCGTCCCTGCTGGCGTGTATATGACCGATGCGTTTATCCGTAACGGTTCGATCGTCAACGCAAAGATAGGCGATGCCGCGATTGATAATGCAAAGATCTCTAGCCTAAGCGCGGATAAGTTGACCGCAGGAAAAGTCAGTACTTCTCTCCTCAATATAGATGGCGCCACCCTGACATCCACCGTAAACGATCAGGGTGTTTCGGTGTTGCAAATTGCTGACTTAGCCGTCACAAACGCCAAGATAGCTAATGCCACGATTGAAGAGGGGAAGATCAAGAACTTGGCGGTCTCGACACTGAAGATTCAAGACCAAGCGGTCACTATCCCGGTAAGCAATATTACGGTAGCGGATCAATCTCTCACGCAAGGCGGAGGTTTTCAAACCGTGCAAACCATAACGCATGTTGCTACGGGGGCTCCGGTAGAAATCGCGGTAGGGTTTAGAGCGCGTAGTCAAACTGGCAGCTCTGGTAGGTTGGCTTTTTTTGCTATCTTTCGAGGATCTACGCAAGTTTTTAACTCTGGAAATTTTTATATTCCAGGGACCAATGGCGCAATTCAGTCGTTTCTTTTTTCCGAAACTCCTCCCGCAGGGACGTATACATATACGTTGCAAGTTGCGCCGGGAGCTCTGGGGAGTAGCAACCTTCTCGTGAGCAATGCTTATTTGCGAACCCTTGAGACTAAGAAATGAAACAATTTGTCATTTACAACAATGAAGGAAAGATACTTCGAACTGGAAGCTGCCCTGATGACATGTTTGATATCCAGTGCGGCGACAATGAATCAATCATCGAAGGGACTGCGAACGATGATATGCAACACGTTGTTGACGGTGTCGTTGTGGATAAACCCGCTGCGACCTTTGCAGAAAAAGTGTCGTTTGCAGCGCTTGAGCTTAGGCAAATACGGAATGAGCTTTTACGAGATAGTGATTGGACGCAGATGACCGACTCGCCATTATCAGATTCAAAGAAAAATGAATGGTCAGCGTATCGGCAATTGTTGAGAGATTTACCGGCGGATCATGAAGATGTGACCAGTATTAGCGAGGTAAATTTTCCGGGCGCGCCGACATAAAAAAACATGAAAAATCAAGTCTTTTTCGATAGAATTGAAAAATAGATATGGCTCTCGAATTTCAAGATGTCAGGGATCATTGGGAAACGATCAAGCCAGGTATCATTGAGTTGCGTAAGAGCTACTCACACGATTGGAGACTCGAAGATGTGTATGCATCTTTGTTGAATGGAAAGTCTCAACTCCTTATGGATTTTGCACGGACGCCAAACGGTTTTACGGTGGTTCAGTCTGTGCCGATCCCATTTCAAAACGCACAGAAAATGCTGATCTGGCTGGCTTACGATCCAGTTGAAGGAAGCGCAATCACCTACGCCGATGAACTCGAAGCGCTCGCTCGAGAAACAGGGCATAAGCAAATCGAGTTTTTAACGCCACATGAGCGTCTCTGGGAACTAGGAAAAAGTTTCGGATACGAATTCAGGTGGGCTGTTTTAAACAAAAACTTAACAGGTGATGCAGATGGGCGGAGGCGACCCGAAAGATCCTAAAGAAGCCGAATCAAGGCTAGCTTTGGCGCAACAAGCCGCTGTCTCTCTCAGACGGTACGGCGAAGTTTTTGTGCCTCTCGAGAACATGATGATTGCTGATACTCAGCGGTCACTGCAGTCAGATGCTTATCAAGCTCCAATGACCAGGGCGGTACAGGGAACGGCGGCAATCTATGAGCCGGCGCAAGCCGACTTGGTTAAAGGTGCTGTTCAGCGCGGCATTGATCCAAGCTCTGGTGCGTTTCAGGGAGAGACAGGCGCCCTGGCGCAAGCAAAGGCTCGAGGCATGGGCTTATCTGGTGCAGACGCCGGCATCACACAAACTGATCGAGGGCTACAAGGTTTATCTAACGTTGTGGCAATGGGTCAGGGACTCGCAACGGACGCCATGTCCGGGCAGATCGATGTGGCACAAAGAAGCCTCGACCGATCAATGGCACAAGCACAAAGAGACTTTGGTGCGTCTTCTAGCTTACAGAATTTATTTGGTACGGCGGCGGGTATGGCTGCTGGTTATGGGTTGAATCCATATTCATCTAGACCACCAGGATCTTCATCCGGGGGATCCATGTATGGCTGAGTACGATAATTTTTTACAGGCGTTAAGCGCAGATAACCGCATGGCGGTTGAAAACTTTTTTGGGTCCGCGCCAATAGCTGACGCAGGGTCCGTTGACTTTTCGCCAACCTACGGCGCCTACAGCAATTACAACCCATACCGGAACATTAACCCGAACAGGTACAACAACCTCGATCGAAGAGATGCGCCTGGGGACCAGCTTTTTGCTGATCTGATCAGAGCTCAGACACAAGACTATCTGAATAGGTTTGCGCCTATCGAAGATCAATTGGCAAACATGATCACCCCCACCGGCACCACAATGATCGATGCGGACCTCGATAGAACTCGAGGCTCTGTACTGAGCTCAGCAATGAACGTTCAGGACCAACAGAATCGCGCTATGGGGCGTTTCGGTTTGTACGGGGACAGTGACATAGGTTCGTCTAACGCGACCATCTCGGCGCTTGTGGGCGGCATAAACGACACTTATTTGCGTGACCAGGACAGAAGACAAGCTCTGCTCACCGGTGGTCTTGCGCAACTAACACGGCGTGCGAGGAACATGGGCTCATGACAAGTCTGATAGGTGCAGGGATTGGTGCTCGAAAGAGAGCAATGGCGGGTTTCGGTGCAGCGGCTGATATGGAAGCCAAAGAGATCCGAAACATAGAAGCACTCGAGGCAGCAGGAAAAGCCCAGGACATGCAGACCATGGGCACCGGCGCTGGCTTTGGTGCGATGTATGGCATGAACAAAGCCATAGGAGCTCGCGTCGCGGCACAAGAAATAGGCAAGCAAGCTGGTGCAGAAGCAACCAAGCAGTTCCTAGCCGCAAACGTTGCGGAAGGCGCCACTGCTACTGCTGCCCAAACTGCCGCAGCGGCAAAAGCTGGAGCGGCTGCACAGGGTACGGCAACGGCAGCGGCAACGCCCAGCACCCTCGCAACTCTTGGAACTATTGCAGCTCCGATCGCAATTGGTTTGGGCGCGGCTTACCTCATAACGAAACTATTTGATTAGGGGTGATTTATGGCGGGGCATACTAATACACGAGGGTTTGCAGAGGGTTTCACTTCAGGCTTTGGGCTGGTAAATCGAGTCCAACAACAACGAGCGGACCAAGAGTTTCGACGTGATCAATTAGCTGCCCAGCAACAACGCGATGAAGCCACGGCTGCATTCAGGCAGCAACAGCTAGAAAACACAGCCGAACAAAACAGGTTAACTGCAGAATTCAGGAGTGAACAACTCGCGGGTCAGCAAGCTGAAAAAGCAGCCGCTGATGAATATCGATTAGAAATGCTTGGGTTCAAGCAAAAAGAGCTCGATGCACTTACAGACCCAAATAATCCGACATACAAAAAAACCATGGCTGAGGCAGCTAATACACTAGCCCAGGCGAACGAAAGGTCGTCAAAAGCCAGGATCACCGATCGATACGCAGACAGGGTTCAATACGCAGAGAATCTCAATCTGGGCACCGCCTTGGCTCTCAAACCAGAGCTGACCGACGCAGAGAAGGCAAACTTCGCAACCCTTGTTGAGGCAAACGAAGGAACGGCGTTCGACTTTGGCGAGATATCTGACTACGTGGGCGGCGAAGTAGCTACCGACGTTAATCGATATTTACAAACAGTCGCACAGGGCGGCGATCCCACTATGAGCCCACAGGTGGCGCGCTCGTTCAGCCGAGCCCTAAAGCTAAAAGACACCGCAGCGATGGGCAGGACCATCGATGAAAGCTTTGAGAACGCCCCCGATCACCTAAAAGACGGAAACTATGTAATTGTGGACCAGGGGTTATACCAACCAAAGCTAAGCCAGGATGGCTCGATATCTGGTCAGATGTATGTCATTGCCGAGAACACGACCACTGGAGACAAAGAGCCCTACTTCGCGCCTATTACCGACAATCGAGTCAGCATTGGTGGGCAAGCATCAACGTTCACAATTGATGAGATAGCACAAGTATCAGCATCGCAAATTCAGATGCGTGACCGCCTCGCGCCTATCATCAGACAAAGAACCAGAGAGGCAAAAATCCTCACTAAGTTCGGTGATATAGGCAAGATGGATTCTGGCGTTGAAGCTTTCAACAACACGGTAAACCAAGAGCTCGATCGTCAAATTCGCGGCTTGCAGGGCGGAGGAACCCCGTCCGGGCTATCACTATTAGTGAACCCAGAAATGGCAGCAGAGTTGCGCGGGGAACAGCTTTCCCCCTCACAAACCAACATGTTACGGCGAGCCATCGAAGACAATATTTTGTTCGGTACAACCGCTACCCCGCCACAGTTTGGTGTAGGTCAATGGCTGCAGAGTACTAAAGCAGAGCTACAGGACGTTCCTTTGCCTAGCGCCCCAAAGGGATCCAAGTACCAAAGAGACGCAAGCTTTGTGATGGGCGAAAGAGAAAGGGGTCGAGACGAGGCTAGAACCCTGGGTGATCTTATCAACATTGATGAGCTGCCCGAGGAGACAGTCTCCAAACTGAACGGACTCTTTGATGCGGAAGGAAATATCAGGAACGCAAGACTTTATATCCAGACGATGAATGAACTGGGTTTCTTAGTTAAAAGGTAGGTTACATGCCATTAACTACGATGGGGCAACCTGACCCGTTCGAACTAGAGCGAGTCAAGAAAAGAGATAGATCTCAAGCGCAGCCAGCGGACCTGAGCGAGCTGAGCTTTGACGATTTTATTACTCAGCCGGAGCAGCCATCTGCCCTGCAACAGGCGCCCCTGCAGCCCTCTCAGGATATTCTGCCGACATCGACCCCGGAAGAGATCGAGGAGATATCCAGGCAGATAAAACAAGATCAGCGAATCCAAGACCTCGAGACAGAGGCTCAGGATATGACTGAGACCGGTAAGGGGTTGCGCGCAGGAACTGCCGAAACACTCGGCTTGTTTGGCGCGGGTAAAGCTGCATTCGGATCCCTTATAGGTGACGATGAAATGGTTGCCTCTGGTATGCAGTATTACCAGGACAAGATGCGCGAGGCAGAAGCTTTTGCCGGTGATGTTGATCAGCTCGAGGAAATAGACCTCTTTGATGAAGGCGGTTTTGGCAGAGCTACAGATTACCTGGCATACACATTCGGTCGAGTGTTGCCGTCAATCGCTACCAGTATCGCTGGTGGCGGTGTTACGGGAGCACTTGGATACGCCGCGGCAAAAGGGCTCGTAAAAGAGTCCGCTGAAGCTGCAGCACAAGAGCTGCTCAAAAGAAAAACCAAAGACCAGGCTGAAAAAGAAATCAACGAGTTTTTAGCTGATGCCATTCGAGATGATCTCGAGGGCTCGCTAGCTAAAGAAGCCGGTCAACGATACGCACAAAACGTTGCAGCCAGGACAGCTCGCAGAGCGGGTATCACTGGTGCCTTCGCAACGTCAACGACAATGAACACCGGCGAAGTGTTTGCCAAGATCTACGAGCGCGAGGGCGTTGAGGCGCCTGTAGTTGCGTTAGTGGCTGGTACTGCATCCGGTGCCCTGGATACATTCGCTACCCCATTCCGGGTGATCAACAAGATACTGCCCGATAAGCTCGACCCGCTACGAAAGCACGTAGTCGAGCGTTTGTCTGGTGATGAGTACAGCGCCGTTGCGAATCGTATTGTTTCGGAAGCCCTGAAGACGGGGGGCATTGAAGCCGGAACAGAAGCGCTGCAGGAAATCATCTCAGATACTGCTGCAGATTTCGTAAACAACAACTTTACGGACGATGAAAAGGTCCAGTACCTCACCACCCTCACTACCGAGGAAGGTAGGTCGCGTCTATACAACGCTGCAGCGGCTGGATTCATTGGCGGGTTCTCAGTTGGTGGTGCGGTTAGCACTGCAACCGAGGCGCCAGGCGTTGTTGAGAGGGTGAACGAAGACCGACTCAGACGCATGGAAGGCTTTCGCGAGGACGCGGCAGACGCGCTCGATGAAGCCAAGACCACAATGGACCGCCCGATCACCCCGGTCACAGATAAACCCGCCAGGGTTGCTGATGTGGAGTTTGAAGGCGAGACCACTGAACCATCTACCCCGGTATTTGAACGCATAAAATCGATCAATGAGAACGCTGGCGCAGAACGCACTCAGGTAGAGGGAGACGATACCTTCCAAGCCCAGGAGTTCGGCGGGTCTGCCAAGCTTGTAACCAAACTGCAGAACCCTAACGGGCCCAGTGTTGAGGGAACGGTGCTGCCAAACGTGCAGGAAACCTTCCCTTCCGATCGAATCGATGACAATCCGTCT